AATAGAATTACCTAAACCGATTCCCGAAGAATCAGAAATAGATAAACTAATTGCTATTTGTCATGGCGCAACAGAAAAAGATAGAGAAGAATATAAGAAATGTGATAAAGACGCATCTTATTTTATTAAAGAACAATTAAGTAAAAATAATTTACAATTTGATAATTCTGTGATAGAATACATTGAAGACCAAATAGTTCCAATAGTGAGACATTATAAAAATTATTTTAACAGACCAAGACCTTATCAAGTGGCAGCATATTACAATAAAGAATTAAAAAGATTTAAGACAGAAACAGCTTCGACTCCTTCTTATCCATCAGGACATACTGTGCAGCCATTAGTTGTTGCATTACATTATAGTAAAAAATATCCTGAGCTTAAACAAACATTAATAGAAGCTGCAAATATTTGTGGATATGGTAGAGTATTAGCAGGACTACATTATCCTACGGATTATACAGCTGGAGTTAAACTTGCAGAAGACTTAATGGAATATATGGATTATGATAAGTTTTAAAAGTTATATAAAAGAAGACGAAAGAACTCCTAGAAAGAAAGGACAACATAAAGGTAGTTCTAGTCATTCTGATTTATATACAGATGAAGATCCGCGTGGTACAATACATGGATTAGGATTTAAAGATGCAGCGACAGCTAAGAAAGGAATAGGTATTATTAATAAAGCAAGCAGACCGCATGCACATAAAGTACAAGCAACATTAGTTATGCAACAAAGAGCAAAAGAAGCTATTAAGAGAACAAAAGATCCGGAAAAGAAAGCAAACTTAAAACAAGCTTACCAAATATGGACAGCGCATTTAGAAAAATTAAAAGCTAAAACAAAAGAGATGAACAAGTGATAAAATTTAAGAATTACAACGAACCATTATTAGAAGCTAAAAATACTCATATGACACATATTGAAGATTTAGTTCTAGATGGAGGAGTCAAGGGAGCACGCCAAGCAATCCTAGCGCTAAGAGCTTTACGGGATATGCTGAGCGGTCATGCTAAATCACCAGTAGATGTGACCGTCAAGTGGGACGGTGCTCCCGCCGTCTTTGCAGGAGAAGATCCCAGAGACGGTTCCTTCTTCGTTGCTAAGAAAGGAATCTTTAATGCAGATCCTAAAGTATATAAAAGTCACGATGATATAAAAGCTGATACTTCAGGCGATTTATCTAAGAAATTAATTATGGCTTTTGATGGATTAAAAGATCTTGGAATTAAAGGTGTTATCCAAGGTGACTTTATGTTTGATAAATCTGATTTAAAAGGTGAAACTATTAATGGACAAAAAGTTATTACATTTCATCCAAACACAATTGTGTATGCAGTACCGTATGCGTCTCAGTTAGAAAAGAAAATATCTAAAGCAGATGTCGGTATCGTCTGGCATACTAGTTATTCTGGAGCTACTTTCGAAACTATGCAAGCTAAATTTGGAGGAGATATAGTTGGTAAATTAAAAAAATCTTCTAAAGTTTGGATGGTAAATGCAGACCTCGATGACTTATCAGGTAATGCTACATTTACCAAAGCAGATAATTTAAAAGTAACAAAACTATTATCTGAAGCAGGTAAACTATTCCAAAAGATACAAGCTGGGGTATTAAAAGAACTAGAACAGAATAAAGAACTTAACCTAGTTATAAATGTTTATAATAATACTATGGTTAGAAAAGGTCAAAGAATTAAAAACGAAAGAAAACATGCACTTGGATTAATTAGTTTTGTTGAAGAAAGATATGCTAAACAAATAGATAAACGTACTTCTCAAAAAGGTAAAGACATACAAATAAGTAAAAGAGACGAATTATTAAAGTTTTTTAGTAAAAATAATCTAAAAAATCTAGAAAATGTCTTTAAATTACAAAATTTTATTGTGGATAGTAAATTAATTATTATAAATAAACTTAACAAATTAAATAAAATAGGTACGTTTGTTAAAACAACATCCGGATTTAGAGTAACCAACCCTGAAGGTTTTGTTGCTATAGATCGTATGGACGGTGGAGCAGTTAAGCTTGTTGACAGATTAGAATTCTCTGCTAACAACTTTTCTAAAGATATTATAAAAGGTTGGGATAATCCCAACTAAATGGGAACCGAGGATAAATGAAATCATTTAAAGACTATTTAGTCGAAGAAACAAAACCAGTAACTTTTGCGTTTGGAAGATTCAATCCACCAACGATTGGACATGAAAAGTTATTTGACCAAGTAAAAAAATTATCACGCGGCGGCGCTTACCGAATATACGCATCTAAGTCAGTCGACAAAAAGAAAAACCCACTACCATTTAAAGATAAAATTAAGTTCATGAGGAAAATGTTTCCTAAGCATGCTCGTAATATTATGGCTGATCCTGATATAAGAACAGTATTTGATATTGCTGTTAAATTGTATGACCAAGGATTTAACAAAGTACAAATGGTTGTTGGATCAGATCGTGTTAGAGAATTCGATACATTACTAAACAAATATAATGGTAAAGATGGAAGACATGGATTCTATAAATTTGATGGAGTAATAAATGTTTTATCAGCAGGAGAAAGAGATCCGGATGCTGAAGGTGTAAAAGGTATGTCTGCTTCTAAACTTAGACAATTAGCAGTAGATGGTGCAATGCAAGACTTTGCAAAAGGTATTTCAGTATCTTCTATTGCATCTGATTTATATTACGCAGTACGTAAAGGTATGGGATTAAGAGCAGAGTCAACTCAACCACATACACAATTAGAAAAAGTTTCAGATATTAGAGAAGATTACGTACAAGAAAAAATATTTAGAATTGGAACTAAAATTCGTTTAAAAGAAAATGGAAAAGAAGGTAAAGTTATTATTCGTGGTTCTAACTATGTTATAGCAGAATTTGGTGGACATAAAAAAAGATGTTGGCTAGATTCTATACAAGAAATAGCTGGTGAATGGGGAACAGATGAATTAGTAACTAATTACGCTATGGATACTCCAGGTCAAAGAGGAATGTCTTCTTATAAAAAACTTAAAATGAAAAAAGAAGACGATGAGAAAAAGAAAAAGAAAAGAGATACACATGGTGATAAATTAAGAAAAGATTTTGAAGCTAATCCTGGAGACAAGGATGATTCAACTGATGCTAAGAGAAGAGCACAATTTAATAAACAAGCTAAGATGGATGATGACGATCCAAGAGCATATAAAGATGCACCTGGCGATAAAAAAGCTAGAAAGAAAGGATTAAAACCATCTAAGTTTACAACGAGGTATAAACAAATGTACGGTGAAAGTATGACATTCGAAGACTATATAGTCGAAAACAAAGCAGGTGTGCAAAAATCTTTAAAAAAGAAATCACAGGCAACTGGCGTTCCAATGTCTGTGTTAAATAAAGTATTTGATCGCGGATATGCAGCATGGAAAGTTGGTCACAAACCAGGAACAACTCCAGTGCAATGGGGATTAGCACGAGTAAATTCTTTCTTAGTTGGTGGTCCAGTTTGGAAAAAATTTGATAGTGACCAGGCTAAGTTAGCTAGAAAAGCTGGGTTTAGTCCAGGAAGAAAATAGTGAAAACATTTAAACAAATAAGAGAATCTAAATTTAAGGCAACCAATCCTACAAAAGATGTCTCAGGATATCCCGAAGCAAAAGGTATAGTTGATAAGATTATAAAATTTAGAGATATTGATGGTGCTGGAGTTGGGGTTGGAACAACAAGGTTAGTGAAAGGTAAGATTGAAAAGAACCCCAATAGAGATGGTGTTATCAAGGTAATTAAAAAACATAAAGTAAAAGGATTTAGGTTTGGTGGAGACTTTATGAGAAAAGAAGTTGCAAAGAACAAAAATTTAGAATATCCAGATCGTCTTGCTAAGGAAACTGGATTAGTTAAGTCAGTAGGTAATTATGATGCATCGAAATTTTTATTAGATGTAATTAACAAGTCTGCTAAGGCAGAAACTAAAGGAAAAGAATATTTAAATACAAATAATGTGTTTATGCATTTTATAGAAATATAATGAGTGATTTTGTACTAACTCCAGCAAGAGAAAAGGAATTAGAAAAGATTGCAAAAGATCTACCAGATAAATCATTTAAAGATCTATATGGTAAAGATTGGAAATCAATTAAAATAGCTACTGCTATGAAT